TAAAAGAATTCACAAGAAGCGGCCTTCGCACCGTTGACTATGCAAGCGGTCGAACCTATCAAGTCGATACGGCTGTACGGATGATTGTGCGAACATCTACTGCGCAGTTGGCTGGAAAGATAACAGAGGCGAACTGTAGGACAACAGGGCAGGACTTGGTAATTATCAGCCAACACTTAGGAAGTCGCGATACGCACGTTTACTTCCAAAATAAAGTCTATTCTATGTCTGGCAAATCAAAGAAGTACCCAGACATCCACGCTCCACTCGGTGAGGGTTGTGCATACGGTAGACCTGAAGGCTTACAAGGGCCAAACTGTACTCACATGTTCTATCCATTCTGGGAAGGTATCAGCGAGATTCCAGAACCACTGAAAGAGCCTGATCCAGTAGAGTACAAAGGAAGAACCTACACACGCTACGAAGCGACGCAACAGATGCGCGCTATGGAACGCGAAATAAGAGCATTAAAGCGCGAAAAGTATGTGTCCGATGAAAATGTCGACCGTAATCAAATCGCTGCACAGATACGCGCAAATAAGGCTGAGTACATGCGATTCAGTGAAGCGATGAACCTCAAGCCAAAAGAAAATAGATTGCTAGTCGGTGGCGAGAGAAGCAAGTGGAACACGATAAGCGGTGCGGTTACAGGAGCGCGTAATCCTATCGGAAGAGCCGCCAATAAACACGCAGAAAAGTATTATGGGTTGATTAGAAGCATGACAACCGATGTACAGAAAATAGCAAAAAATACTGGATACTCAGAAAAAGAGATACAGGCTATAAAAAACTATTTATTTATTGATATACACGATTTAGGCGATGCTGGTGAAAAGAGATTTGATCCTGATTTTATGATTGCTGAATCATGGCAAAGACTTATGGAAGGCCGACAAGAAGCCCATGATATTACGTTGATAAAGCATGAGATATACGAAAAGGAATTGATAAAATCAGGCTTATCACAAAATGATGCACACATGCAAACGAGTTTGTTGTATAATTACACAGAGGAGGCAAACGAGTACTATGCTAAGATTAAAAAATATAAAAAAGAATAACAATCTTATCACTGCGGATTTTAGCTGTGAGAGTTCAGAAAATCTTGGTCATATTTCAGTTGATATCGAGAAACAAGATGTCAAAGAGTATTCTATGCCTGAAGATTTTTCAGATAACCTAATCTATATGGCACATGCGAGAGATAGTCTTCTACGCATGGTAGAAGACAACGAAATTCGCTCAGAACGATTAGTTATGTGGTATTAAAAATATTAAGTTGATTAAGACACTTCAAATTGAGGTGTCTTTTTCATATATCCCACACCGCGGAAAGCGCGGTATAGAAGACATTTAAGGAGGAAGAAATGAAGGATTTTAAAGAGATTCTAAAACAAGCTGGAATAACTGTGACAGACGATCAGCTAGCGACCATCGAAACAGAAATGAAGGCGAACTACAAGCCGATAGCAGACTACAACAAGCAAAAAGAAAAGTTGGATGCATCGGACGAAAAAGTTAAGACGTTGACTGCATCACTTGATAAGTTCAAGGATGTAGATCCAACAGCCTTAACACAAACGATTGAAGACCTTAAAGGCCAATTAACTCAAAAGGATGCAGAGTTTGCACAGAGATTAGCAGACCGCGACTTCGATGATTTGATTAACGCGAATATCAACACACTAAAGGGCAAAAATGCCAAAGCAATCAAGGCTTTACTTGACGTTGACGCGTTAAAGCAATCAAAGAATCAGGCCGAAGACATTAAGACAGCACTAGAAGCCTTACAGAAGGCTGACGACTCTGCCTTTTTATTTGCAACAGAACAGCCACAGTCCAAAGGCACATTCAATCCGATTGGTGGAATAAAGACTCCACCAGTGTCATCTAACTATTTAGATGAGCAATACAAAAACAACCCATTCTATAAAGGGTAGAAAGAGGAAATTAAACTATGGCAGTTATTTATGGACAAATTCATGTAGATGAAAAATACAAGGCAACACTAGAACCAAATCTTTATCACAAAACACCATTCGCAGATGGTAGAACATTCACTTCTAAATACGAAGAAGGTGCAGCAGGCGGAATCTTCGTTCGCAAGTTAGGCACAACAGCTGTAGAAGTGGGAACACCAGGTCGCGACTTCGTGGATGAAGCGTCTAGAGACGACTTAATCCCAGTTGTATTCAATAACAACTTTCAGAAGTCAAAGAAGATTTATGGAGTACAAGCTGCAGCAGTTTCTACACCATTGGCAAATGAAGCCTTAAAGGTGGCAAATGAAGAAGTTTCTGAAAGCTGGACTTTATCTGGCTTAGCATGCTTGATCAACGAAGGTAAGGCAGCTACAGCAACAGATGCTATCACAGCTAAGACTGTTAAACAGGCAGTTATCGCTGTGCGTAAGGAAATCGTAGCTGCTAAGGGTTCCGCAGACGTTGTACTCTGCTCACCAGAGTTATACGCAGCAATCCTAGAGCAGGCAGGCTCCGAATTCGTACCACAGTCAAACGAATTCACAAACGCTACTGGCCAGATTGGCAAGTGGTTAGGTTGCACATTCTACGAAGTTTCTGCATTAGCTGAAACACAGGGTAAGTACTACGATTCTGCTAACGCATTGAAGACTGTTCCATTTGCAAAGGTAGACTTCATCATGTACAACCATGAAGCGTTATCAATCATCCCTAACTTCTCAGTTGCACGTATCGTTGACTCCGAGAACTTTGCTGGATCCAAAGCACAGGTTGAATTGAACTCTGCGTTCAAGGTTACAAATCAAGCATTAGTTCGCGTACGTAAGCACGTTTAATCAAAAGATTAACAGAAGGGAGTGGAACATATGAGCCTACTAACATGGGAGCGTTATCGCTCCCTTCATGACATTGTTTCTGAAGATAAATTCGATAAAGCAGAAAAGCAAGCAGAGAGTGAGATTCGTAACGTTATGGGCGTTATCCATTACACAAACTGGATAGCAGACAATTCGAACCTGACAAATGAAATCTACTACGAGCAGCTGCTCGACTGCATCTGCAACGTTATCAACTATAACGCTACAGTTGGAGCAAAGGCAGGCCAGGGCGTTGCTTCTGTTTCAAACGATGGATATAGCGAAAGCTACGTGCTGCAGACACAATCGCAAGCAACGGAAGAACTGCACAAGAACATCCGTAAGTGGCTATCAGGCACTGGCCTAGTGAGGGCATACTAATGGCAGTCTTCACAGATACGGTCACGGTTTATCAGAAACAGGCCGCAGGCTATAAGCGCACGGTTGTCAATGGCTGCCAATGGTCTGACAAAATCGAAAAGAAGCTGGAAGGTGGCAAGCTACAGACTGTCAAGACTACTACAGTCACGTTTATCGAGCCGTTTTCGCTTGATTTAAGCACGTTCACCGAAGAGGATGGAATCTTCTTTGGAAACGTAGCAGAAACCCCTACAAACGACAAAGGAAGCCGCCTATCAGAAATGATAAAGCGAAACCCTAAGAGTGGAATCATTCGAGCAGTGAATGACAACTCTAACAGAGATCACTTGAAGAACATAAAGGTGGTTATTTACTGATGAGTGAACTTTTTCACTTCAACCTTAAGTCTGTAGACATTAAGCCTAAAGAGGTGGCAGAGAGCAGGGGTATCAACGAAGGCGGAACCGTGCAGCAATTCATCGACAGCGAGTGCCTTCGGCTATGTGATCCATACGTTCCGAAGGATACTGGAGCCTTAATTCAATCAGGAATTATCAACACGAAAATAGGCAGCGGCAAGATTTGCTATCGCACACCATACGCACGTCGTTGGTATTACATGCCAGCAGACTTCCAGGATGCGCCTATGCGTGGGAACTACTGGTTCGAACGCATGAAGGCTCAAGGCGGAAAAGAAAAAATCCTACGCGGAATCAAGCGCATAACAGGAGGTAACGGATGACAATTTCAGAAGCAATCAGCAAGTGGCTAGCAGAATACGACGGCATAGTCGTAGACACAAACCACGTTTCAGATGGAAGCGATCAATATGGATTGTTTAAAAGCCCACAGCGTAACATCGTAAGTCACGTAGACAGCAGCTATGAAATCACTGAGAACTATCAACTACTGGCAAGACTTAACAGCCTGTCAGAGGACGATAGAAAAGACAGTGATGAGCAATTAGAAAAGTTAACCTACTGGGCTGATGACTATCCATTTAATCATGAGTATCCTGCACTCGACGGAAACAGACAAATCCTTAACATTAGCGTTACAGGAAGTCCGTATCCGTTGAGTACAGACTCATCCGATACGGTCTATCAGCTTTCCATCGAAATAACATACACAAGAGAAAGAGAGGGCTTATAAATGGCACTTACAAGACTTAGAAAGCATCAATTTATCCCTTTTATCAATACAAGCACAACAGCCGACAAGGTGTGGGCTCGTATTGGTAAATCAACAATTTTCTCTTTAGCATTTAATGCTAAAACAGAAGAAAGTGACTATATCGAAGACGAATCACCAACTACAGAACTCACTAGCTACGTTCCTTCAATGGATCAAGAGCTAGTTACAAATGAAGGTGATCCAGCATTCGACTTCATCTACTCACTAGCTAAGAAGCGCGCAACAGGCGAAGATGCAAAAAAGGAATTCTTACTTGTATTCGCAGGAACAAAGACACCATACGATGCGTGGGATTGTCCTTCATGCACAATCGAAATCAAGGAACTAAACACAGTGGAACAGAAGATTACATTCGCGCTCCACTTCGGTCCAATTGTTCCTGGTAAAGTAGCAATCACAGCGAACAAGCCTACATTCACAGCAGGCGTTTAAAAGAATTGAAAGGATAGGAAAGCAAGCATGCAATACACTGTTATTTTTAATCGAAAAAGCTACGATTTGCCTAAGAAAACAATGGCAATCTGGGAGGACTTGGATTCAATCTTCAAGCTTGACGCAACAAATCTTCCAAACAGAGAGAAGTACAAAAAGATGATTGAATTCATCGCTAAGTTGGTGGGCCAAGAGGCTATCGAGGAAATCTTCGGCACAGAGGAACTAGACGAGATGGACCTAAACGACATCACGCTGGCAATCTTCAAAGTTAGAGATGCATACGAAAATCCACTAGCGAATTATCAAGCAGAAAAGAGCAGTGAAGCATTGAGTCAGATTCCGCTTGATAAGTTACAGTCCCTCAGCAAACTGATGGATACTGCCTCAAAAGTTAAGAAATAATGCTAGACCTAACCGCTAAGTCCTTACCTAATACAATCCGCGTAAAAGGTAAGGACTTTTCAATTTATACGGATTTTCGAGTTTGGATGAAATTCATCATCGAAGCAAACAAAGCACTCCTCAATGGGAAAGGCTTTGATGTTGCTTTTTTATTTAAAAATGACATGCCGTATCGGATAGACGTAAAAGACCTATTCGAGTTTGCCAATCCTAAAAACCCTTTGCCTAGAAATACCAGACAAACCGATGACCAGGTCATCACCCTAGACTATGAAATTGATTCAGATTTGATTTACGCCGCGTTTATGCAGCAGTACCGCATCGATTTGATAGAGGTTGAAGAATTACACTGGTGGAAATTTCTGGCGCTTCTGAAGGGCTTAAATGGCACGAAATTGGACGACGTCATGAAGTGGCGAAACTACAAGAAGGACACACGTCAAAACGTAGATGTCTACGAGGAGCTGCGTGATGCATGGGAAATCCAAAGGGAACTATCCGAACAAGAAAAACAAGAATTAGAAGAATTTAGTAAACAATTTGAGATTGGAGGTGACGAAAATGAGTGATGGAACATTGGTCTTTAATACGAAGCTAGACTCTGACGGTGTCACCACTGGACTGACAAGAATCGGAAGCGCCGCATCTACTGCACTAGGCACACTTGCGGGCAACTTAATGACACAAGCTGTAGATGGTCTACGCAATCTAGGCGGTGAGGCAATTAACGCTTTCGGCAACATCCAGCAGTCCTATGGTGGTTTAGATACGATTTATAAAGAAGCGAGCAGTAGTGCGAAGGCCTATGCATTACAGGCTCAGAAGATGGGCATTTCTATGAACACTTACGCCGAGCAGGCTGTCTCAATGGGCGCAGCCCTAAAGCAATCACTCAAAGGTGATGTAGCGGCTGCTGCAGAAAAGGCAAACCTCGCAATCAGTGACATGGCTGATAACTCAGCGAAAATGGGCACTAGCATAGAATCGCTGCAGAACGCTTATCAGGGCTTTGCTAAAGGCAACTATACAATGCTGGATAACTTAAAGCTCGGATTCGGTGGCACAAAGGAAGAAATGGAAAGACTGTTAGAAACAGCCGAAAAGATGCCTGAAGCAATGGGTCGAAAATTCGATATCAGCAGTTACGCAGATATCGTCGATGCGATCCACTTAGTACAAGAAAACATGGGTGTAGCTGGAGTAGCTGCAGCAGAAGCACAGACAACAATTCAGGGCTCGATGAATGCGGCCAAAGCCTCATTCGAAAACCTACTAGCTGCAATGGGTGATCCAGACGGTGATGTAGACGCAGCAATGCAGACATTCCTAGCAAGCCTACAGACTGCATGGGATAACCTAGCGCCAACGATCCAAACGATTGGCAAGAACATCCTAGAGCAAATAGGTAAAGGAATAGAAGCAAAATTAAAACCGTTCAAAGATGACCTGGCTGGATCTATTGGTGATATTGTTAAAGCAATTGGAGAATTCATCGAAGAAATCGCAGGCGATAATGAAGTGCTAAATGGTATAGCCGATGCAGTCAAGTTCTTAGGTGAGAACATGGACAAAGTACTGCCTGCAGTCGGTGGCCTAACCGCAGCAATCATCACTTTTAATGTGGCTCTATCTATTCAATCAGCCATCCAGGGTGCAGCTGCTGCATTTAAGGCTTTCCAAGCAGCTAATGAAGGCGCAACAGTAGCACAATGGCTACTCAACGCAGCGATGAGTGCAAACCCAATTGCGATTGTCGTAGCACTTATAGCCGGTTTGGTTGCAGCGATTGCTATTCTATGGAACACGAATGAAGGTTTTAGAAATGGTGTGCTGAACATTTGGCAGACAGTCGTAGATTTTTTTACTAAGACAATCCCTAGTGCATTTACAACAGTTATAAATTGGTTTAAATCATTGCCGTCGGCGATGGTTTCAATTGGAGCTGATATTGTTAACGGGTTGATTGGTGGAATCAAGAACGCATGGAGCGGACTTAAAAATATGGTCGGAGATTTGGTCGGTGGATTTGTGGATGGTGTCAAAGGAATGCTCGGAATTCACTCACCATCAAGAGTTTTCAAGTACATCGGCGAAATGTGCGTGGCTGGATTCGAGGAAGGAACTGAAGACCTTATGAACCTAGATGAAATCGGAACTAACATTTCTGCATCATTCGGAACAATGAGTGCAAATATGAGTGGAGGAATGAATAGAAGCGCAACGTTCAACTTCTACGACACTCAGACCTCACCAGACGCAATTATGAGAAAAGCAGAAAATACATTCCAGTTTGGATTGGCGGGTGGCATATGAGTGGAATCGTTAATGTAAAATGCGTACGTGAAGACGGAAAAGAGTTTCTACTTGGAACCGACTCAGCGTGGCGCATTCTTTCAGATGGCCTAGAAGGTATCGACTATCCAAAAATAAGCGTTTATTCAGAAAAGAGTGCTGTCAAAGATGGCGCTCTTTTAACTGGAATGCGCATTGACGATAGATCAATTCAAATCAAAGCCAAGACCGTGTTAACAAAGTTAAATGCAGTCCTAAGACGTGAGGCAATCTCGTTTTTTAGACCGAAGATGAAGTATAGAATCGTTATCACTTATCAAGGTGAAACACGCTGGATAGATGGAGTGATTGAAGGCTTTAGTTGTCCTTCACAGAACATCCACATGCCAATGAAGCTGACAGTTAAGTTCTACTGTGAGGATACGCACTTAAAATCAGTGGATAACTTCGGACAGAACATTGCGTCCATAACTCCACGCTTCGCATTCCCATACATTCAGACACGAAAAATTAAGATTGTAGCTGAGTCGTTTAACTTCTCGAAAACAGTCACGATCAACAACGATGGCGATGCTGAGGTTATGCCTGTAATTAGAATTAACTTCAAAGGCAGATGCAGCAATCCTGTCATAAAAAAGAACGACGCATACGTGCGTGTTCTTGGTAACTTCGAGAGTGGTGATTTGCTGATTATTGACTGTGAAACTTATCGAATCACGAAGAATGGTGAGAACTGGATTCATCACATCGACAGAACGTCGTCATTTACAGATATTCGATTGGATGTTGGCGATAGCAACATTTCATTCGGTGCAGATACAGGCGACTCGAACATGGCCGTATATGTGTACTTCAATAAGCGCTACTTAGGTATGTAGTCAGGAGGGATAGATGGAATTAGCATTCTTGGATAAAGATTTTAATCTTATCAAATACTTCAACTACATCAATTTACAGTGGATCCGCAGATACTATGAACCAGGACAATTCATGGTCCAGATTCCTGCAGACCAATACGTCACAGGTGCGGAGTACGTCTTCAATAGTTCACGGCCAGAGCTAGGCATGATTCAGAAATTCGAGTATGAACGCAAGTCTAGCGGACAGTTGATTCTATTGTCTGGGTACTTCTATGAGTACAAGCTGAACGATAAAATCACGTACCCACGATTTAGACATACAGGCAACATCGAAATGGTGGCTAGAACAATCGTAGATAACTACATGGACGATATCCCTTTATTGACTAAGGCGCAGGCGAACTCACCACTACTAGGAACTAGCGTGACTAAACAGTCCACAGGTGAAGGATTGGCCACAGCACTTTATGCACTGTTGAAGACGCAGCAGATGAGCTACTCTTGCTTGTACGACTATGTCAATAAGCAAATCAAGTTCAAAGTTTGGCAAGGCTTAGATCGTACACAATCACAGACACAGAATAGTTTTGCTTCGTTCGCCGAGAAGCTGCGTAATATCGAGAACGAGAAAATCGTAAAGGATACAACGCTATCAAAGAACTATGCGATCGTAATCGGCAATGGCAGCTACGAGGAAGGCAGGCAGGTCAGCGTAACGGTTGACCTCCGTGCCAATTCTTCAGACTACCGACGTGTTGTGTACATTGATAAGACGGCGGAGATTTACGACTCAACAAAAGAATCGCTAGATGCTTATAAGAACCGACTTATCCAGGCGGGAAAAGAGGACATGCTGAAGAAGCATGCAAGCATTCTCAACGTTTCATTTGATGCAGTTCGAAATAACGGTCTACGATACATGGAAGACTTTAATCTAGGCGATAAGTGTGATTTATTGATTGACGACTTCCAGATGGCTTTTCAGGCACGACTTACAGAAGTGCGTGAAGTCTTTAAGAATTCGGTACATGAGATAAGTCTAACGTTTGGCGATAAAGTGCCAGTCGCATACAGAAAGTGAGGAACAATAATGGCAATGCAATCATTCCCATTTACATCAGAGGTTACTTTTGATGAAAGTGGATTCCCGCAGTTTGATAGGGCCGTGGGAAGTGATGTCTTAAGAAGCATCCTATCAAATTACTACACAAACGGCGTATTCGGTATTGGCAACAATAACAGTTTTAAGGTCGTAGCTGCTGCAGGTGGTGGCATGAGCCTAACGGTTAACAATATGGACGAAACACGTATCATCATTCCAAACAGCGATGCGCAACCACGCATCGACTTAATCGTATTGCGCCTAGACGACAATAAAGCGCAACGAAGTATTAGAGTGGAGATTGTAAAAGGTACACCTCAGTCGAGTCCTGTGAAGCCTACGCCTGTACGTGAAGGTGCTGTGTACGACTTAGTACTGGCCAATGTAATGGTTAGAGCTAACGTTTCAACAATCACTAATGCGGACATCACAGACACAAGATTAGATAAGAATGCGTGTGGCTTTGTCAGTGCGGTTAACAATTTAAATATGGACGCTCTCTACACACAACAGAGGGCTTTATTTGATGCATGGTTTGACGGCATCAAGAATCAACTAGGCACGGATGCAGCTGGAAACTTGCAGAATCAAATCAATACGTTAAAGCCGAAGGTCGATGCGGTTAACAACGCGTTAATATTCAATGGTCAGAACACAACAACAAAAGGTCAACTTGACGTAGCAGGAAAACTCAACGCAAAAAATGGGCTGGCAATAGGCGGTAATGATACATTCATTGTAAAGAGATTTGGCGGCTCCGGCGCAAGATCAACATTCAACGCAACTGTAAATGATAGAGAGGACGTAAGAATTAATATTACTACTCCTGCCGGATATAAATTAGTGGGCCTATTGCAACCGTACACTGACTATAGAAGCACTGTATCGTTGTACAACTTTACGAATAACATTGTATACTGCACTGTCTACAATCCTAGTGGTTGGCCTAATGTTCCTATTGGCGCGAGTGTAGATATACTTTTTGTTAAATCAGTTTAGGAGGGTTACTAATGCTAATTGATGGGAAAAAATTTACAGAAGTTCCTAGTAACAATAAAAGTGTTGTTACTTTTCAGCGCGCTGTTTTCGAGAACTTAAAAATTCTAATTGACTCGTTCGAGGTTGGCGTGATCCATGATGTATCATTCGATGATGGCCCTGCTATAAAAATGTACACGGAGCCACTTACTTTTTCTAAGTCTGGAACAGGATATACATTGTCATTTATCTTGACTGATGTTCCAGAAAAAGATATTGAAGCAAATAACTTTAAAGAAGTTAGACCGCTGGTTAACGATGTTCTACAGACTGCTAGCGCTGATGTAGTTAAAAAGTATGTGTCATTCTTGGACCAATGGACACCAGGGGTTAAATACAAAAAAGGCCAGCGCATTGGATGCAACGGAACTCCGTACGTAGTTGAATCAGAACATATCGCAGTGGAAGGACAGACTCCTGACAAAACACCTTTGTTATATGCTGATTTAACAAAAGAAAAGAAAGCAGAGCCGTGGGATGAGAAACGGACATACAATAAGGGCGATTTAGCAATCGCACGTGGTATCGTCTTCATTTCTAAAATTGATGGAAATAAAGGCAATGAGCCAGGCTTTGGCTCAGCCTGGGATTACAAAAAATAAATATTGCTATTAAGGCACTCGAAAGAGTGCCTTTTTAGATAGAAAGAAAGAGGAAAAGAAAAAATGAATAACGCAGCATTAACACAGTTAGTTATTATCGCAGTATTGGTTGAGGCAATTTGGGAGAATGTAAAGCGTTTATATTCTGCTGAAGGTTTTGACAAGAGTGTAGCTGGATCATTAGGGGTATCTATCTTAGTTTGTGTAGCTACTGGTGCAGATCTATTTGTAATTATTGGATTACCTTTGGCGGTTCCTTTCTTAGGCTCTGTACTTACGGGTATTATTACGGCTCGTGGGGCCAATTTTGTGAATGACCTATTTACTAGATTAAATGGTCCAAAGAAGGAGGCGTAAATAATGTTAAGAGTAGTCGACGTAGCATCCCATCAGAAGGGAATCGTAACAGGTTCCCTTGATTGTGATGCTGTTATTTGTAAAGCCACAGAAGGAACAGGCTATGTTAATCCTTACTGTGACGAACATTATCAGTCCGCTAAGGCCGCTGGAAAACTTCTTGGAGTATATCACTATGCCTCCGGTGGTAATCCTGAAGCAGAAGCAGAATTCTTCATTAACAATGTGCAAGGATATTTGCATGAAGCTATCTTAGTATTGGACTGGGAATCAGGTGATAATGCCGCTTGGGGTGATTCTAGTTGGGTTGCTCGATTCTGTGCTCATATCGTAGCGTTAACAGGCATCAATCCGATGATCTATGTTCAACGTTCTGCAGCTAATCAATGCACCGGTCTAGGCGACTACGGTATATGGTTAGCAGAATACCCAGACTATGCATTACGTGGTTGGGGAGATTATGTTGAACCAAACTATTCTGGTGACTACGCGATGCATCAATTTACATCATCTGGTAATATTGCTGGATGGGGTGATGTGTTAGATTTAAGCTTGTTCTTCGGTGATGCTAATGCATGGTTAGCATACGCTGGAGCTACAGGACAACCGGTTCCTGCAGCTCAACCGCAACCTCAGACATACGTACAACCATCTGTACAGCCTAGCGGTACAACATATATCGTACAGCCTGGCGATACGTTAAGCGATATCGCTGCAAGATATGGAACGACATATCAAAGCCTGGCGGCAATTAATAATATTGCGGACCCAAATAGAATTTATCCTGGGCAAGAAATCGTGATAGATGGGGCAGCTGCAGAAGCAAGCACGGAATACTACACAATTCAGCCTGGCGACACATTAAGTGGTATTGCTTCTACTTACGGGACTACATGGCAGTGGCTTGCAGAGATTAACGGAATTGATACTCCGGATTTAATCCATCCAGGTACAACAATCCGTGTTAGATAGGTGATGATATGCCTATAAAGGACCTAATTGCATTATTGGAGTTTAAGGATGGTGTAAGCGCCATCCTTTCCTTCCTATTTGTCGTTTCGGTTGTGGTGCAGGTTGCTCCGATTAGAATTAATCCTTGGGATAAGTTACTTAAATGGGCAGGCGATCGCATCAACCACAATGTTAATCAAAAGATTGATACGCTCGGAAAAAAGCTCGATGACCATATTGCCACAGACACAGCCCGTAGAGTTGACGATATTCGTAATACTATCTTGGTTTTCGCTAATGAATGTAGCCGTGGAATCGTGCATTCCAAAGAGCAATTTCGTTTTATTGTGACGAAGTGTGATGCGTATGAGCAGTATGTTGAAGACAACCATCTGAAGAATGGTGTGATAACTGAAGCAACACGCTTAATTAAAGATACGTATCAATCGAGATTGAAACATGATGATTTTCTAAAATAGATTTAATTATGAAAGCCTACTCTCATTGCGAGGGTAGGCTGTTTTTTGTGGCACCCAGTTTGGCACCATTCTATTATAAATACATAAAAAATTATAAACACAGACAGTCATAAATCGCTGAAGATAGATAAAAATAACATTCGCCATTAACCATTATATATATGCCATTGATTCTCATCACTCGCTCCATTAACTTATTAGTCCAAAGTCAGGGGCTTTTTTTTATACCTTTTTTACCTTTTTTGTGTAAAAATCTATATATTTTAGTATTTTTTTATTGTCTTTGACAAAGAGTTTTTGCTCTTTTTACTATATTTTATGGTGTATTTATTGCTATACTATATACAGATGCAATAGTTTGCATAGTTTCAATTGGGGAAACAGGAGAAAAAGAATGAAGAAATTAAGTGTATTATTTTTAGCGTTAGCAGTGACATTTGGATCTGCTGGTTGCACAAGAAAGACATTATCTGACATTGTTAATGAAAACAATGGAAGTACAGAAAACAATGGAAGTACAGAAAACAATACAACAACAGGAACAGACGATAGCTACCATGAATATGAAGTTGGAGATACAGCTCAAACAATGTTCTTTGACTTAACAGTGTTAGATTATTTATCTTCAACAGATATTAACGGAATAAAACCAGAAGCTGGAAAACAATTTGTCGGTGTTAAGCTTAGTGTCACAAACACATTTAATAAGGATATTACAATGTACCCATCAGATATCATTATCGAATGGGATAAGTTAAGTGCTGATGATCCGGGTGCAGCAGGACCTAATTCTTATTATGATAAGGATGCTATTTTTAATGAAGAGTTTGAAAAAGAATATACATTGTCTCCGGGAGAATCTAAAGAAGGTGTTCTAGTATTCGAAATTCCTGAAGGTATAACAAAAGTAGCAATTACAACACAGGATATTTATGTAGATAAACAAGGTGATGAACATAAAGGTGATGTGTATATTGTTAACATTGATTTATCCAAACAATAAAACAACTAAGACTGAGTTATCCACTGAGATAGCTCAGTTTTTATGTGAGAGATTAGTTGAAAATAAGATCCTTTCCGATATGCTATATATAATAAGGGAGAAAAGACATGAGAAGGTTTATGCCAGGAGATATCATTCAACATTTTAAAAGAGAGACAGTTGAAAAAGATGGGTTTCAATATTTATATGAATATATTGGAGAGGCTACACATTCTGAATCACGGGAGAAGATGGTTGTATACCGAGCGTTATATGGAGATAAGGGGTTGTATGTTAGACCGTATGAGATGTTCATGGGGGAAGTGGATCACGAAAAGTACCCAGAAATACGACAAAAATACCGTTTTGAAAAGATTTGAGCAAAGTGTAATTTTCAAATAAAATAAAAAATTCACAAATTAAATTGATAATTTTTGTTATTTTATTTGTACTAATTAGTATAAATTAAAAACAAATATAAATAAAAATGACAATTGTATAAAATTAAATAGTTTAAAAAAGTGGCTATAGATAGCCACTTTTTTACATCTTCTAGTTTCCGGACAACGTAAAATTAAAAGTATATACAGTAAATCCTTAAGAATTTATAAAGAGGATATGCGTTGACGGTCAATTTGCATGGTGATATTATTTTTTCATCGGAAACGCGAAAGCGCTTTCCACAGTTTCAAAGCCAAATAATTCAGGGGAGGAAAGAAAACTTTTATGAAGAAATTATTTGCGGTTATGACTTCTGCAGTCGTAGCACTATCACTCGTTGGTTGTGGTCCTAAGACGAGCAGCACAGGCGGAAGCTCTAGCACAGAATCAACAGTTTCAAACGCTGATAAGCCATTAGTATGGTACAATCGTCAGCCATCTAACAGCACAACAGGTGAGTTAGATAAAGAAGCATTAAACTTCAACAAGGATACTTACTATGTAGGTTTCGATGCTAACCAGGGTGCAGAATTACAGGGTAAGATGGTTGCTGATTACATTGCAGCTCACAAGGATATCATCGACCGTAACGGCGATGGTGTTATCGGTTATGTATTAGCTATCGGTGACGTTGGACACAACGACTCTATCGCTCGTACAAGAGGTGTTCGTAAGGCTTTAGGTACAGCTGTTGAAAAGGATGGCGCTGTCGATGCTACTCCAGCAGGAACAAACACAGATGGTTCTGCTACAGTTGTTAAGGATGGTAAGGTTGGCGACCTCAAGGTTCGTGAACTTGCTTCTCAGGAAATGAAGAACTCTGCAGGTGCTACATGGGATGCTGCTACTGCAGGTAACGCTATCGGTACATGGTCAGCTTCATTTGGTGATGAGATTGACTTAGTTATCTCTAACAATGACGGTATGGGTATGTCAATGTTCACAGCATGGGCTAAGGAAAAGAAGGTTCCTACATTCGGTTACGATGCTAACAGTGATGCAGTAGCTGCTATCGCTGAAGGTTACGGCGGAACAATTTCTCAGCATGCTGACGTTCAGGCTTACTTAACATTAAGAGTATTACGTAACGCTTTAGACGGTGTTGATATCAAGACAGGTATCGCTACAGCTGACGAAGCTGGAAACGTTCTTGAAGAAGGCGTTGACTACGTATACAATGAAGCAGATCGTTCATTCTATGCATTGAACCTTGCTGTTACAGCTGATAACTACAAGAACTTCATGGATGCTACTAAGACATTTGAACCAGTATCTAAGGAAGTTAAGAGCGAAACTAAGAAGGTTTGGTTGGACATCTATAACGCTTCAGACAACTTCTTAAGCTCAACATACCAGCCATTACTTGAAAAGTATGATGACTTACTACACTTGGATGTTGAATACATCGGTGGTGATGGTCAGACAGAATCTAATATCACAAACCGTTTAGGAAACCCAAGTCAATATGATGCGTATGCTATTAACATGGTTAAGACAGACAACGCTACATCATATACTTCACTCTTAAAGTAATTCAGTAAGATTTTCTAAGAGGCTAGCAGGTAGGCTTTTGAAAACCTGATAGCCTCTTTCTAAGTAGTTTGTAGTTAACCATACTGCTTATGATTTTTAGTTAAACAGGGGTAAATCAATTATGTCAGAAAGAAATGACAATTTAATCTTGTCAATAAAGGGCATGTCGAAATCATTCGGCAGAAACAGAGTACTTGATCACATCAATTTAGATGTGAAACCCGGCTCAATTATGGGTCTCATGGGTGAAAATGGTGCCGGCAAATCCACTATGATGAAGTGTTTGTTCGGTACATATCAAAAAGATGAAGGAAGTATCTTCCTAGATGGAAAAGAAGTAAGTTTTACTGGTCCAAAAGATGCGCTTGAAAATGGTATTGCGATGGTTCACCAAGAATTGAATCAGTGCTTAGAGCGTAGTGTTATTGATAACCTATTCTTAGGACGTTATCCAGTAAACTCTTTAGGTGTTGTTGATGAAGGAAGAATGAAGAAGGAAGCTTCTGAGTTATTCCGTAGCTTAGGTATTACAGTCAATTTGACACAGCCAATGCGTACGATGTCCGTATCTGCTCGTCAGATGTGTGAAATCGCAAAGGCTATTTCGTATCATTCCAAGATTATTGTTTTGGATGAGCCTACATCATCATTAACAGAACCAGAAGTTAAGAAGTTATTCCAGATGATGCGTAAGCTACGTAGTCAGGGTATTTCCATTATCTATATTTCTCATAAGATGGATGAAATTTTTGATATATGTGATCAGGTGTCTGTATTGCGTGATGGTAAGATGATCATGACAAAAGATATTACTGACACAAATATGAATGACTTGATTGCGGCGATGGTTGGACGTTCTCTTGATAACCGTTTCCCTCCGGTTGATAATACACCAGGTGAAACGATTCTTTCTGTCAAGGATCTTTCTACGAAGTTTGCACCATACCTTGACGATGTAAGTTTCGATGTTAAGGAAGGTGAAATCTTCGGCTTGTATGGTCTAGTTGGTGCTGGACGTACAGAGTTAATGGAAACAATCTTTGGTGTTCGTACAAGAGCTGCAGGTCGTGTTTATTACAAAGGCAAGCTCATGAACTTCGATAGCGCAAAAGAAGCCATGGACAATGGATTCGCTATGATTACTGAAGAAAGAAAGGCTAACGGATTATTCTTAAAGAGTGATTTAACTTTCAATACATGTATTGCAAATATGGATCACTATAAGAATGGTATTGTTGTGTCTGATGAAAAAATGAAGAAGGCAACGGTAAAAGAGATTGCCTTGATGCATACGAAATGTATGGGACCGGATGATGCGATTACATCGTTATCTGGTGGTAACCAGCAGAAGATTATCTTCGGTAAGTGGTTAGAAAGAAATCCAAAGGTATTTATGATGGATGAGCCAACACGTGGTATCGATGTTGGTGCGAAATACGAAATCTATGATTTAATTATCAAGATGGCAAAGATGGGTAAGACAATTATTGTATGTTCATCTGAGATGCCAGAGATTCTCGGTATCACAAATCGAATCGGTGTTATGTCCAATGGACGTCTTGCTGGAATCGTTAACACAAAAGAGACAA